TATTGTGATGCCTCATCAATCTTATGTTGAAATGGAGTGTCACATATTGTTCCATCAACATCAACGTATATTATTTTTTTCGATTTCATTCTCAATTAACTTCATCTAGATATTTCAAATCGTTTTTTGCTTCTTCAAGTTGTTCATGAACCATTTTTAGAGCTTCCTTTTGTGCGGCAGCATGGTCTTCGATAACCTTTTCAAATGTTGCTATTCTGTCCGTTACTTGTTGTCTAACTTTTGGATACATACTATTTGGCAACTTTTCATATTTATTTTCCTGACTCATCCACCTGCTCCATTTGTTTTTTGTTACTAATTTCTTGTCTTCGTTTAGACAAATTATATAAAGCTGCAGCTATTTCTTGTAAACTTTTATCATCCATATAATCTAGATAATTAATAATTCTCATTTTCCTTGTCTCATTATCAATTTCAATTTCAATTTCCATCAGACCACACTCTCTTTGGGTTATTTTTAATTTTATGTCTTTCCATTATAAGCTTCCTTGCTGTAGGGTTATTTTTAGTCCACTGTTTGGCTCTAGTTATACATTTTTCTTTATTTTTTTGATACCACTCTTTCTGACTTTTCTTTTTCCTTTCACTATTCTTCTGTTGTTCTAGAACTGCTTCTTTATTTCTATGATACCACTCTCTCTTTTGTCTCTTTCTTTGAGTATTTTGATTCATAATTTCAAAGAGTTGATGAAAGTTGTCCCTATGCAAGAAGCTCTCTCCAGCCGTATTTACATATCCAATAAGCATCTACAATATCAGTTGTAGGATTCGATAGTTTATTTGATTTTGGTCTAAGGGTTTTCTGAAGACCTACTGGTGCAACACACTCTTTAGAAAATGCGTCATACATTAACTCTTTATTCGCATTACCCTTACCTGTGGCATATTTTTTAATAACTGTGGGGGGTATTGATGTGAAGGTTTGGTTTGCTTTATACATTTTATGTTTGAGTAATCCAGAATTTTCTGCAACAGAACGAACATAAGATTTACCAGAAGTAGCAAAGGCATATCCTTCTATGAATACTTGACATCCACTAATTATACTCATAGCCCAATCTGAAAGTAGATCATGTCTTTGTTCCTCTGTTTCCCATTCTGGATATTCATGTGCACACAAACTTAAAATTTCATGTGGGGCGGCCCGTTTGAGTCGCTGTGGAGTTTCCAAATAATGTATAGTGCACATATTAAAGTTAAACTGTCTATTATCATTTGCCTCTTTCCATACGCATATTGCCGGTGATGTTAGTGAATAATCAATCCCAGCTAGTTTCTTCATCATGTATAATACTCTCTGCAGGTTCTTCAATCAGATTACTGCAGAAAGGACAACATTCAATAGCCTGTTTGGGCTTTTCATCTTTCATTTTATATTTAATGACATATTCCTTATCGCAGTAATCGCACAATATCTCGTAAAGTATATAGTCATCTTCATTTATCTTAATATCTATAGGCATCAATTCCCTTATTATAATTTAAACAGACTGTTTTAAAGTTAATGGTTTTTTATCTTGTTCTTCTTTTATTTTACGTTTTACTTCTAGTGAACATTCATATGAAAGATCGTAGATGTATTTATGAATTTGAGGTGGAAGTGCCATATTTGCTCCAATCACTTTCACAAACCTTTCATACTCATAGTCTTTTTCAAATCCATCTACAGTACATTTGACTACAGAGAATACTTGTCTTGCTGTCATCACTCGTTGTACATTGGGATTCATAGCCATACTGAGGAAATATTTTGCATACCAATATTCCTTCTCTACATGGGGCCAAGGTTTGAGTTTTTTAGTTTCTACTACTTCAGTTTTAATTTCCTTTTCTGGTTTTGTTTGTCCAAAATGTACTGTACACCCTACGAATAATATAGTAAATATAATTATGATGATTGAATTTTTCATCTAATCCTTGTTAAATTATTTCACAACCCCCTGCCGTACATGCCAACTCTTGACTTGCTATGGTGTAGTCTTGTGATTCGTATTTTGATAGCTCTGCCCAATCCACATTTTTAGGCATCGTCTTTAAGGCTTCTTTATACTCTTCCTCTGTACAATCTTGATATGGTGCCTGACGATATACATGCTCACTGAATGGAAGAAATGATATACCACTAATAGAATCAAAATGATCATACACCCAAGCTGCTACTTCAACCCACTCATCTTCCTTTACGGAAATTGTAACAGATGGTTTATGTTCACACCAACTTTCTGCATAAACTTTCCAAAGTTCTAGTTGTTCTAGTGCAGTCATATCCATACGACAAACTGCTCCTTTTGGAGTTTTCATTGGAAACGAAAAGACTGTCGTATGTTCTGGTTTTGTCACATCTACCTCATTTGGAAATCCCATATCTTGCATGAGTTTACAAAGAGGGTCTTTATTGTCTGCTCTTACAGTTCGTATATAATGGGGATTATGACGAGCATGAATACCACTAGCACTATCAACGAGCTGAGAAACAGTACCACTCGGTTTAACGCACGTGATTGCTGCACTAACTGGAATTCCAAGTTTGTCTGCCCATTCTTTATTTGTTTCATAAGCGATATCTCTAAGTTCTTCTAACAAGGTATCTAATCCTTTTTTAGATCCGTTTGTAAGAGGATTATCCATTATTCCTGTGAGGGATACTCCCAATAATCGTTCTTCATCACAATTCTTTTTCCACTCTCTTGAAAGATATTTGAACTCAGTAAGGGTTGATTGAAATGTTCCAAGGATAGCCGCAGTTCTAACTTTTTCTTTGAGAGATTCGCGAGTGTCCTCTCGTCTGACAACGCACTCAGACAGGTTGCAGAATTCTCGTGACCGTAAAATGATCTCGCTGCAAGGATTTGTGCCAAAGTCCTCTCTGGTAGCTCGTCTAGTAATAAATTTTCCATCTCCATCTTTATATCTTTCATTTAATTGTTCAACTGTTTTTTTGGCTGACATGCCATTATATATTCCACGCTCTCCTGACTTTGAATCGTATAGGGAAAGCCACTCTCGCATGAAAGTACCAACGTCTGGTTTTTCTTTATAGTTAACCGAGTTGTTTGCAAGCGCTCTTTGGACATTGTGTGTATGCCACTCACCATGCTTGGCGAAACGCATCTCACGATCATTAAGGTTAGACAAGCTAATGAGAGCGCTCCTACGAACGCCCCCCACAACCACGATTTCTGCTGTCTTACATACGATGTCATGACATTCTACTGGATGAAGTTTTCTCCCTAAAGAGCTCCTAAAAGTATTTATTGTAAATTTAAACAAATCTACTAACGGTGCTGGGCCTGAAGCCCGTCCACCAAAGGTCTTGAGGGGTGCACCGGCTTCTCTTACCTTAGACACATCCCACTTTGGAATATGACCACCATACAATAATGATACTAATTCTTTAAATGCCTTAGCCCATCCCAACTTTGAATCTGAAACAACAATTACTGTATCAGTATCATATAGTTCTTCTGGAACTGCTGGTAGTTGATTGGTGTATTCTTGTTCTACAGAAAACCCCACGCCCGTTCCATTCATTAACACATAAAGGATTTCATCAAACGATCTTGGACTATCTACCTTAATATAAGAACAGTTGTATCCTGCAACGTTTTCTTTCTTGAGAGCTGGCCCAGCGGTCATTAAACACCTCATTGAAGGCATCACATTTAATTCTTTGACTGCATTTTCCAGTTCGACTCGTTCTCCATTCTCTAACTTGTAATCGTGTTTTTCTTCCAACCACTCTGTAAAAAAGTTAAAATATCTACCAACTGTTTCATCCCATGTTTCCCTTCTTTTCAAATCGTAATCCCATCTAGCGTATCTGGATAGGTGGATGTATTCTTGATAAATGGTTGGTAATCTCATTCTGCATCTCCTTGCTTTAATTTTTCTAAAAATTCTTTTGATTCTCGTTCTGATAAATTGTAATCACTCATAGTCCAGCTACCATCTAGTTTCTCCCTAATGATTTCCATTTCTTGTTTTGAGAATGTTGTAGCTCCTTGTACATAATCTTCAAATGCTTCACAACATAAAGGATAATTTGGTTTCACCAATTCATACATTGCATCTGCATAGTCTCTAATTTCTCTCTGTGCATGACTATCAGATCTCAATTTTACAAAATGAAAGAAATTGTGTAAATCAATTTTCCATATACATTCAGTATAATTAGCAACGGGCAACAGAGCTCTAGCTACTTCTCTAGAGAGATCATGTTCTAATAGAACTTGATATGCCATACTAGCACCATCATAAATCCTAT